GCCACGCAGAAGCCCCAAAAAAGCCCACAAATGCCCATATAGGCGTCGATCGGGTTGAATCCAATGTGAAACCCATAAAAGCAGCGCTAAAAGGGTCTAAAACGCCACGTATAGCCACCCGGCAATACAAAAATCCCACAAAAGGCGATGAAATCGTGGAATTTGCAGCATCTTTGGGCTTAGAGCTGATGGATTGGCAGCAATACCTGGCAGGTGAAATGTTTAGGCTGTCTGATGATGGCGTGACGTGGCAGCACACCACCAGCACATTTATCTGTGCGCGTCAGCAAGGTAAGACCACGTTCATGGCCGCTGCCATTCTCACCGGATTATTCAAGTGGAATCTGCGCCTACAAATCGGCACAGCTCATCGATTGACTACCAGCTTTGAAACTTTCCGGCAGTTGGTCGGAATCATCGAAGACAATGAACACTTACTTGACCAGGTTAAGAAGATTCGCTGGCGTCATGGCTCAGAGGAAATCGAATTGAAGAATGGCTGCCGATATATGGTGCGCGCTGGTGCTTCAGCTGCTCGCGGTATAGCTGCACCGGATATTGTTTGGATTGACGAAGCGCGTGAATTAAAAGATATGGATACTTGGGCTTCGCTTCGATATACGACAATGAGCAATCCCAATCCGATGATTGTAGTTCTCAGCAATGCTGGCGATCAGCATAGTGTCGTGCTAAATCAATTACGCGACAGGGGAATCAAGGCGATTGCAGGTGCGAAAGATAATATCGGCTATTGGGAATGGTCTAGCGATTACGACAAGATAGACGATTCCAAAGAGTTTTGGAAAGGCGTGGCTTACGCCAACCCATCGCTAGGCAAGACTGTTAGGGTTGAGAATATCCGCGAAGCGATGAACGACCAACCCGAAGTCTTTAAGACCGAAGTTTTGTGCCAATGGGTAACCAACTTGGCATCGGCCATTCCGCCTGAGAAATGGCTGGCTTGCGGTGAAGACGATTTGAAGCTTAACGAAGATGAATCTACCTGGTTCGGAATTGACCTTTCGCCGGATCGTAAGTTCGCATCTTTGGTGGCGGCACAGAAGATGAGCGATGACCGCTTCTTCGTTAAGCTTCTTCACACTTGGCACAATCCAACCAGCGTCGATGATTTAGCAATCGCCAACGACATCGCACCTTATCTGCGCAAATATCCATGCGAAATCGTCGCTTACTCAAAGCGCACAGCGTCGGCTGTAGCTGCTAGATTGATTCCGGCTGGCGTTCCAATTCAGGACATCGACGGAAATCTTTATTCACAAGCTTGCGACGAATTTCTAGGTGCTGTGACTTCAAAGCGACTTCGCCACGCCAATCAAGAGGATTTCACACTTGGCGTTAATTCAGCTGCAAAATTAGTCATCGGCGATGGCGGTTGGGTTATCGGCAGACGCGCGTCAGGTGCAAATGTGACCAGCGCAGTGGCCGCCGCATTATGCACCCACTATGCGACACGCCCAATTACAGACATGGACATTATGGTCATTTAGTGCTATTGCGCTTGCGAAAATTAGCGCATGAGTTTATTTAGTCGATTAGCAATCGACCATTCCGCGCGCTTTCAGGTAGAAGCTGCGGATTTAATGCCAGTTCAATCATTCGACACATTATTCGCTGTTAATGCTGGACAATCAGCAACACGCGATCAGGCGATGGCAATACCGACAATCGCTCGCGCTCGCGGAATAATCTGCTCGACGCTCGGCAGTATCCCATTAGAGTGGATTAACGAAGCCACAGGCGAATCTGTGCCAGCACCACGCGTTATCAATCAACCTGATCCACGCATTCCCGGCATTACATTCAAAGCATGGTTAATTGAAGATTTGATTTTCCATCCTTATGGATACGCGCGTGTATTAAAGCGATATGCCGATACTGGTCGCGTAGCTGCAATGGAACGAATTGCACCAGAGCGCGTAGCAACAAAGACAAATGCAAATGGAACAGAATTAACTGGTTATTGGGTAGATGGCACACCAATCGCGCCGGAAGATTTAATTGTATTTCCATCTGTCGATGAGGGTCTGCTATTTAGAGCAGGTCGCACGATTCGCGCAGCTGCACAATTAGAACGAAGCGCACTTAACTTTGCAATGAATCCAATTCCACAAACTGTATTGAAAAACCGCGTTGGATTAACGAAAGATAAATTGCAACAGTTAGGCACTGCTTGGGCTAAAGCACGTCGCGAATCTTCAACTGCAATTCTAAATGGCGATATCGACATTGAAACAATTGGCTTTGATCCAAAAGCATTACAGATGAACGAGGCACGTCAATATCTAGCTTTAGAGTTATGTCGAGCAATGGGATTACCAGCCTGGTTCGCATCAGCTGATCCACAATCAAACACATATTCAAATGCAGTAAATCAACGTCGCGATTTAGTGGATTTCTCACTTCGCCCATATTTGACTGCATTTGAAGAGCGCATGAGTTTTGCAGATATAACACCTGCCGGAACAAAATGTCGCTTTGATTTAGATGATTTCTTGCGTGGCAATCCGTTAGAGCGCGCGCAGGTTTATGAAATCTTAAATCGCATCGGTGCAATGACTGTCGAAGAAATCCGACAAGATGAGGACTTAATTTCATGAAAGTTACAATCCCAATTAGCATTACCGCAGCTGATTCAGTAGAGCGCACAATTACTGGTCGCATTGTGGCTTTCGAAGAGCCAGCAAACGCATCGACTGGAAAAGTTATTTTTGCCAAAGGTTCAATCGAGCCAAAGCCTGTGCTTCTTAATTTAGAACACGATCGCACACGTCGCATTGGCAAAACACTTGAAATGGCTTTGACCGAAGACCAAATGGCAATCAACGCATCATTTAAGATTGCAAACACCACAGCTGGTAGCGATTCACTCGTTGAAGCTGCTGAGGGTCTTAAAGATGGTTTCAGCGTCGAAGTCGAAGTAAGCGATTATGAAACAGATAAGAAAACTGGCGCAATGCGTGTTACTGCTGGCGAATTAACTGGCGTAGCACTTGTATCAGAGCCAGCGGTTAGAAGCGCGCGTGTTAGCGAAGTCGCAGCGAGCGAAGAAGAAGATTCTGCACCAACAAAGGAAGCAGAAGCAACACCAACAGAAAAGGAAGAAAAAGTGTCCGAATCCACCGATTCAGTAACCACCGAAACTTCGGTGGAAGCAGCACAAGCAGTTACAGCGGCAGCCGCAGTAACCGCTGGCGTCGCTTACACAAAGCCACGCTTAGAGTTCACACCTGGCAAATACCTTGAAAATACAATCAAGGCAGCACTAGGCGACGAGAATGCTCGTCAATATGTCGCAGCAGCGGCAGATACCACAGACAATGCTGGTCTAGTTCCAACTCGCCAGCTTGCAACTGTAATCAATGGCTTGGCAACAACCATTCGCCCATCGATCGATGCAATTTCACGCGGCACACTGCCAGATGCAGGTATGACTTTCGAAATTCCAAAGATTACTGTTCTACCAACAGTGGCAGAAACCGCTGAAGCCGGAACACCATCAAATACAGATCAGAATGCAGCATTCGTGACTGTAAATGTTAAGAAGTATGCTGGACAGCAGACATTCTCAGTAGAACTTATGGATCGCACATCACCAATGTTCTACGATGAGTTAGTTCGTAACTTGGCAGCGCAATATGCAGCTGCAACAAACGCAGCAGTTTCAGCAGCGTTAGTATCAGGTGCAACAGCTGATTCAACAACCACAACCACATATCCAACAGCAACAGAATTACTTGGCTTTGTATCACGCGGTGCAGCTTCAGTATTCAATGCAACAAAAGGTCTGCCAGTTCCTTACGCAACCAAACTAATTGGTGGCACAGGTCAATGGGGCAATATCATGACTTTGAACGATTCAGGTCGTCCAATTTACATGGCACAGAATCCAATGAACGCTGGTGGCGCAGTTTCAGCTACATCACTTCGCGGCAATGTCGCTGGACTTGATTTCTACGTTGATCCATCACTTAATTCAGGTGACGCAGATGGAACACTAATTATGGTGAATCCAGACGCTTACACTTGGTATGAGGGCAGCACTTATCAGCTACGCGCAGACGTAATTGCATCAGGCGAAATCAGCCTAATGTTCTACGGATACGGCGCAATCGCTACAAAGATTGCAGCTGGCGCGTTTAAGAACAACAAGGCGTAACAGCTAGCAAATAGACATGACCCGGTGTTCTCACCGAGCCGGGTCAGCAGATCGAAAGGACAGGACTAATGCCTAATATAGTGACCGCAAGCCAACTGCGAGCTGTGTTAGGTGTTAGTTCTGCCTTAGTAAGCGATGCGACATTAGAGCAATACATCGACACAGCTGAATCCGTCATCTTGCCGATGCTAATTCAAAATTCGACAGCCATTGGATCATATGAATTAAAATCTAATGTCGCTTCGTTTTACACCATCAAAGAGCATGGCTTTGTGTCCGGCCAATCGGTAGTCGTTAGCGGAATACCTGCACCATTTAGCGGCACATTTACAGTCGTTGATACCGCGTTAAAGTCATTCACAGCTGCAATCACAAATGCTGACGTAACAATACGGCCAATCATTCCAAATGGCAAGGCATATCTTTCAGGCTATAACGCGGAAACACTTTACGCATCAACGCCAGCGGTTGAATCCGCTGTGCTTTCAGTATCAACCGAAATTTACCAATCACGCGTCGCGGTAGGCGGCTCAATCGATGGCGCAGACTTTCAAGTTACGCCTTATCGTTTATCACGCGGATTACTGGCAAAAGTAATGGGCTTACTAGCACCTTACATTGACGTCGAAACAATGGTGAATTAGTGCCAGCATCGACAATTCTTTCAAGCGTTCGCCAACCATTAGCGGCAGCATTTTCAAGCGTCGCGGCAAACGTATTTGACCACGTTCCAGAATTTCCACCAAATCCATTTATTGCCATTGTGCCTAATCAACCATATATGGAAATTGATTTAATTGGTAAAGCTTCGGTCAAAACAAAATTAAATTTTCTTTTAACTTGCGGCGTTCAAAACGCCGATAATGCAGCTGCGCTGGATAACTTAGAGCAGCTAATAATCAGCATTCTGGCGGCTATTCCGTCAGGGTTCGAAATCGGCACAGTGGAAGCACCAAGATTGCTATCTGTGGGGAATGGCGAATCACTCGCTGCCGATATATCGATTTCCACAAGATACACACAAACAAACTAGGAGAAAAAAGTGGCAACGACAATCATCACCGGTCGCGATCTAACTTTGACGATTGCGTCCGCTTCATACGATGCTCAGGCAACAAGCGTCGTGCTTTCCAATTCGCCAACCATCGACATCTATCAGACACTCGATGGTCGTGCTTACAAGCACGTCGATGATCAATGGACATTAGCAGTGGAAATGCTTGCAGACTGGGGCGCGGCCAGCTCATTATGCGAAGCACTTTGGACAGCATGGGAAAGCGCACCAAACACGACTTTGGCGGTATCGCTAACAGCTGTGACTGGCGCAGTTTTCACCTGCAACGTATTGCCTGAAGTTCCATCAATCGGCGGTGCAGCACCAGGCGCACAGACTGTTTCATTATCATTTACAGTCGTTGGAACACCATCAGAAACATTTAGCTAAAAACAAAATCGGGGGATAGCATGATAAAACTTAATATCAAGGTGACTTACTCATCGGGTGAAGCAGCTGATTACACAGCTGCTTTGCCTGAATGGTCTAAGTGGGAACGCAAGACAGGCAAATCTGTATGTGCAATTAAAGGCATTGAAGATTTCCAACAAGCGGACTTCTTATTCTTAGCGCATAGTGCCTACGTCAGACAGGCAGCAGGGAAACCTACAAAGCCTTACGACATTTGGGAATTAGGCGTCGAAGCGGTCGAAGTCGGTGATTACGAAGACCCAAAAGTTACCGCGCCGGAAGCCTAGAGCGCATTCGCTGGGAATTGGCAATCGCAAGCGGCCAGCCAGTTACAGCGATTGAAACTTATGAGGACATTCTGACGCTATACGAAATTTTGGAACAGATAAAAGCGGAAAGGAATCAATAGGTGGCACAGCTAGGTGGCGGCAAAACTGCTGGTCAGGGCAAATTTGCCATTGAAGTTGATCCTGTGGAATTTAAGTCATTGATTGCGGTTCTGCGCCAATTAGACAATGAACAAAGCCAAAAGGTGCGCGATGGCGCATTTCCATTATCGCAGCGACTATCTGGTCAATTACACCAATTCGCTTTAGCTGCACCAGCACCACAAACGAAGCTAGTGGCACAATCGATTACTGCAAAACGCGATCGCCTTATTCGCGTTGATATCGGTGGCACAAAGCCAGTCGGTCGGCCATATCGAAGCCGCGAAGATAAATTAAAAAGCGGTAAGGGTAAGACAAAACGCGCACCAGCTGGTGCGTTACTTTGGGGAACAGAATACGGATCATCAGCTGGCACAGATTCACGCGGTCGTGCTTATACTCGCAGATTCAAAGTCGGTCGTAATCGTGGCGGTTACTGGATAAATCCAGCGGTCGATTATTACGCGCCAGTCGTAGCGCGCGAATATGCTTCAATGCTTACACAAGTCATCAAAGAAAATAGGTTGGACTAATGGCTAGTATTCCAAAGGTAAAGGTCACGTTCGATGCGGATTTAGATGGCTTGAAACGTGGCACAGCGGCAGCAGAAAACGAATTAGATGGTTTTGGTAAATCGGTCGCTAAATTCGGTGAATTGGCCAAAGCAGCATTTGCGGCAGCTGCCGCAGCTGCGGCTGCCTATGCGGTAAAGCTCGGCGTCGATGGTGTTAAAGCTGCAATCGAAGATGAGCAAGCACAATCACGCTTGGCGCAGACTTTGGAAAAGGCGGCAGGTGCTACAGCTGAACAAGTAGCGCAAACCGAAAAATACATTTCAAAGATGCAGATGGCCACTGGCGTATCTGACGATAAATTGCGCGCAGCGATGGGTCGCTTAACGCTTTCGACCAATGACGTTACTAAATCGCAGGAATTATTACAGCTGGCACTTGATATCAGCGCAGGAACAGGCAAGAGCGTCG